TACTAGAACCTGCAGTTCCGTTAGTTGTCTTACCTGTAGTATATTCAGTACCATCATCAGAGTTACCTGCTGTACCATCAGGTCCCCATTCTCCGTTAACAGTTGTAGATAAACTAAAGTCAAGACCAGATAATGATGAGTCTGCTACATTGAAACGATATACTCTATCAGTAAATACTGTTATTACAGTTCCTAAGAATAGATCTTCTGTTCCACCTGACTCTGTAAATGTAAACTCGTTTACTGCAGCACCAATACCACCAGTAGAAATAGTACCAGTTGCAGATCCAGATGATGCTACACTATCACCTGCAGCAAATTCTGCTCCAGATCCGTTGATAGTAGAAGGTCCAATATAAACTGTATATGTTCCTGATCCCTCAGTTGCTGCATATATCGTTGCAGTTGTAGCGTTAGGTGCTGTTCCTGTGCTGAATGTCTCTCCTACAGCAAATGTACCCGAAGTGGATTCTAATGTTAAGGCACGAATTGCTCTGACTTTGACAACAATCTCAGTAAAAGCAGGTAAGTAAAATGATTCAAAGTTAAATGATGCTTCTCCCGAAGTAGATGTGAGAGTTGTACCTGCACTTAATCCTGCTGAAGCAGGAAGTGCTGTATTTAACGTCACTCTGTAACCTGTTACTACATCACCTGTATGTAAAAGATAGTTAGATGCACCTAAAGTCACCTTTTGATCATAATTTTTAAGAGCAACATCATACGTAGTTCCTGATCCACCTTGCTCGTTTACAGTTAGGACTGTACTTGCTGATGAATCAATGGGTGCCGAATACAATAACGTATTCGTAGCAGCACTAGGTTTTGATTTTGCTAAAATTCCTTGTTTAGCCATTTATTAGAATCCAGAATAAAAGAATTGTTGTTGTCTGGTCAAACCAGTTAAGTTGTTAGCACCGATACCTGCTCCAAATTGAACATCATCAAGTGTAACGTTTTCTGTAGATAACAGAGTAGCGTTAGCGTCAGGAAACTTAATAACACGAGGACCTGTGATACCCTCTGCTGATAAAGTTATCTGACCATCTGTATTATTTGGAAATTTAATCGCAGGTGAATACAGAGATTTATTGTAAATATCTTGCGTAGCAAGTTCAGATACTATCGTGTTCGTAGCACCTGAGTTATTTAGTAAATTGGTAGGAGGGAACTGAAAAGTTTCGTTAGAAATTGTGTTTTGATTTGCAATACTAAATGTAATTTTTTTAGTATTATCTGTTGGGTCTGCTAATATAGCGGATAATATTGTTTTACCAGATAAAATCTGTGTCGCTGTAGTACCGACCAACTCAATGTTTTGGTCTGGCATTGTGATTGTTCTATTAGCAGTTAAGGCAGTAGTGTTAAATTGTGCCCAGTTGGTTGCTGTTTCAGCGTCCTTTGCAAGTTTAAGATTAACGAGAGTCTTACTTAATGCTGTTTGTTCTGCCTTTGTATCTAATAATGTAGATGCAGTTGCAGTTGGTTCAGTAGTTGTAGTTACTGTACCACCATCAGGTAAGAAGTAAGAACGTCTTGCACCAGATGTTATTGCCCAGTTGATTTGAAATATTGCTTCATCTGCTTGATCAGTAATAACTAAGTTATCTTCATCAATAAGGATAGTTTTATTAGTTAGTGTCTGTTGTGTATCAGAACCAACTAGAGTTGTACCATTACCAGATGTAATAGCAGGTAATGTCATGATTCTAGTATTGGTACCAGTACCAACATTACTTACTTCAAATCTTGCTTTAGGACCTTGTGCATCTTCTAATACGAAAGATTGGTCTGCAATAAGGAACTGACCTGTAACTTTAACAGAACCAGTACCCTTGGGTGCAAAAACGATATCAGCATTGTTAGCAGTATCGTCAACAGCAGTAACGTATAATGATGTGCTATCTGCAGTATTAATGATCCTAGTCATATACAAACCACCATCACCAAATGCTATTCCCACTTGGTCATAGGCATTTTGATATATGCCACTATCTCTATCCAAATCGAAACATAATCCAGGTGCATCTTTTGTGCCCTGTGCTAGTCCTTTGAATAGTTGATTTACCTTTGCTTTTCTATTAGGTATTAGAGGATCAGATACAACAACTGGAAGGATTGCTTCACCTGATAGGTTAGCGTCAGATATTGTTTCTAATTGTGAAATCTTTCTAGTTGCCACGAATAATCACACCTTTGGTTACAAGAATTATTTATAAGACATCTTCGTCTTTATTTTGGAGAAGTAGGTTATATAATTTACCTGCTTTGTCCAATTCATTACTATAATATTTTATTCTATCTTCTACTTCTGAGAGTATGAGTTCATACTCCATTTCTGCTGTCTGTACCCTACTAGGGAATTGAATTACCTTCGCCATTGTTCCTCCGTAGTTTTGAAATGAGCATTTTTAATCGCTTTCTAGCTTGACGAAGTTTCTGAGGTTTAAGATGCCTCTTCAGTTCTTTCTTCGAGTGGTGTTGCCAGTTGGGAACTTTCATCGTTCAAAAACCTGTTACGAAACTCTTCAACTTGATCAATCACTTCCTCTGATATAGGAGGACCTGATTGAATTACTGGTGATAATAGAGCAACTGAACCATCTGGACTTTTAATTCTCCAAACTGTTCTGTTTCTCTCTGTTAATGACAATAGAAAAGGTAAGTTTTTAATCGCCTCTTCTGCTGTAATGTCTTGAATGTCTGTCATGCTGTTGCGAAACAATAAGTAACCATATCAGAATCTAAGAAAGGATCATTACTAATCCTATTAACACTTTCAGCGAAACCCTCAGCACCTTCATCATCAAATTTAAAAGTCACATCTTGTTCATATCCCTCAGCGTCCATTAACTTAATAGAACGTTTTGAGAAGTTGATAAAAATGTGTGCCAAATATGGCTCAAGATCTCTGTCCATGATAAACCTGTAGTTACTTTCAGTATAAGATATTTATGAACTTTCGTCAAGTGGTATTAGACACTTGATAGAGTGGCACTACCTCTCTTGATAGTATATGAGTCTGGTATGATCTGTTTATATGATGCCTTGGTGTTAGTTAGAGAAACATAGTAATCAGATGCCTTCGTTGGTTTCATCAGAATCTCTACACCACCATTTACTATGGTTCTCTTACCAACGAGTTGCTTATTACTTGTTGGTTTCTCTGTATTGATAAGTTCTAGTATGTGTGGAGTAACCATTTGAATAGAACTCTCTGCGGTAAAAGTCAATTCCAATCCACTACTTGATTGTTGTTGGTATGAGTTCTCATATTGTATACCAGTTATTTTTGTTACTACAGAGTCTAATCTAAACTCGGCACTATGCATTTCTAATGCAGCACCTACGATATTCATATCAACATCAGATCCAAATTTAATTGCATGTTTCTGTGTTGTGCTTGTGCTTGCATCATATCCCTCAGCACTCAAGAAGAATCCTCCTCCCACTTCTAGATGACAATTACCAGTTATTTTTAAATGATAGTCACCATCAATAGTCCTTGCATATGTACCATTAACTAATTTACAATCATCACCATGTACTTCTTGTGTCAATACACCTGCCCATGATATATGATCTGCAACTATTGATCCAACATCACCTTTATTATTTGTTTGTTTTAGTCTAAATGCTTCAACTGCTGCTGCAATCTCTGTTTCAGTAGCATCAGGATTATCTTTCCTATATTGATCTCTTGCCTTTTTCTCTGCATAGTGTGAGTTATTGTATAGTAAAGAGGTATGAGTTGTACCATTTACTTTCTTTTGTACCTCACCTTGACGACCAGGTGTACCAAGATACAATTCATACGACCCATTAAGATGATTTTTTGCAGAAGTTAAATATGGATCTGCATCATCATATATCTGACTGAATATCGTATCAGTTTTATCTGTAGTAGTAATACCAGTTAAAGGATACCATCCTGCTGATTTACCTGAGTTGATAGGTCTGTTAGATATATTGTTCTCAAATTTATTGATAAGATCAATGATACCAGATATATTAACGTTATCAAATTCTAGTGCAGTCTGTAAATGAAATATACCAGTCGATTGTTCCCATGCTGTAATTATAGTAGTTGCTTCTCCTACACCATTTACTGTTGTAGTAATAGATTTAGTTAGATCTCCTATGTCTTTAATTATTTTAGCAACATCTGTGATTATACTAGATGTAATATCATCTACTGTGTTAACAACAAATGTAGGTTTATCAACGCAATTAGCAAGATATTGATCAAGTACGTCAGTAACTGTTTTTAATGGTGTAGCAGTATATGTTGATATAGATGCGTCTAATGTAACTGCTGAAGTTAATACCTTTGTAATTGCTGTTTGTACTGCTGTTATGATATTGTATGGAACTCCTGTAGATAAGAGGAGCATGTTGGTGAGTTTGAGATCCTCTGCTAAATTTATCAGTGCTTGACGCATAGCAGATATAACCTGAGCAAATAAAGAACCCAAGTAATTATTGATATGGATTGTCAACTCCGACTTTTTAAATAACTTACCACTTACTAAATCAAGATAATCTCCACCCTCTGCTTTTACCAAGTGAGCAGAAGTAGAAGCAAGATCTTCTATCAAATAAGAAAGTTTATATTCTAGTGTCTTCCAAGGACCTCCAACACCATTAGCTGCAGGTATTGGTTTCATAGGATCTAATGCCTTGATTGGGTTAGCAGAACTACCAAATACACCTTTAGTTGATCCTATATTTTTAGGTGATCCACTACCACCTAGTGAAGTTGTAGTTGAACCAGGTATTGCTACTGTATTATTTGTGCTCTGTCTTAATGGTGCTAATGGATTTGTTATATTCTTATCACCAGGATGTATAGCAGCACTATTAGGTGCTAAACCTACAGGTATATCTTGATCTGTAAAAGAAAATTCTCTTGTTTTTATAGTTGCGTCTGACTTATTGACTCTCATCACACCTATAACTATAGGCATTTGTGCATGTTCTCCATCCATGAAGAATCCCATGAC